CCCCACTTGTCACAGCAGTAGGCCATATACCAGACAAGGCGCTTGTATGCTTCAATGGTATTTATCTTGCCGCCATAACATAGCTCCACACCTAGAGCGATATCATTAGCATCATCTCCATAAAGCTTATTATCAGTAGTAACGCTGTAAAGGACATGCCAAGCCTTTTCTGCTGGATCTGGACCCGTTCCTGCTGGGATGATCTCTAAAATCTTTTTATCGTCAATGAATGTCTGAGCCGAGGCTGAGCGGTCTTTAAGATTTTGAAAATAAGTAAAGTGGTTATCCGCAGTTGCCCCTGGATTTCCAGTGTCATGAGCAACTAAAAAACCCGGCGTTCCCGATGTTAAACGGGTGCCGGGTCGTACATTTTGACGCTTATTAATATAACGCCGTTCAATCGGGTATTTGTCTTTAATCACTTAGTTTCCTCCCATTCTGATAGCCACCACAATGGCCCCTATAATCACTGTAATGATTGCCCCACCAACAGTCCTCCAAAGCCAGCGTTGTGCATCCTCAATCCTGTCTAACCTATGATGCGCTGATTTAGTAGATTGCATAGCTTCACGCGCTAAATCTCGCGTGGCTTCAATAGTCGTTGTTAGGGCAGGTACTGCTTCAAGTGTCTTTTCGATTCTGGCCAACTGTATCTGAATTTCCACAAGTTTATCCTCTGTTCCCAAGACTCCGCCTCCTCCTGACATCCCTACTCCCCCTCTCTAATCCTCCCAATATAAATAGCCCCCGGCAATCCCGAGGGCAAAATAAAAACGCCTACTATGTGGCGCTAGCAATTTAATCTATTCTTTTAGCAGTGCTGCTACTTCCTCACGAATGATTTCAGGTACCTGATCCAGTGTCTTCAGATCCTTGCGAATCAAACTTGCATATACTTTAGGCATTGTCTATTTCACCTCCCACTACAGGTTCTGTAGGTACTACGGGTTGTCCGGCAAGTACCAGCTCATAAAGCTCTGTGAGCGCCAATTGTGCGTCTGCCGACTCTTGTTTGGCAGTCTGTAACTCTTCATAATTTTCTGTAAGAGCAAGCTGCGCTTCTTGCAATTGGGTTTCAGTTTGCCCCAGTCTCTCCAACGACTCAGCAAGTTGCGTTTCTGTCTGCTTGAGTTTCATATTGGTTTGCTCTAGCTCCTGTGCAGTCTTAGCACTTTCTCCCTCTACCATTTCGATACGTTTAATTAGCACCTCTGCTGGAACCTCGCCAGGATAGGTAAACTCTAAATCTTCGGTTTCGGGATTAACGCGGTAGGCATTACACTCCGCGAACTCTCGACGGAACTGTCCGAACTTGAGCTTTACTACGCCAATAGTTTCACGGACCCGTTCAGCCAGTGCTTTGTATGTTGCGAAATCCTGGTCTTCTGTTGTTTCAACTACCAACCTTCCAACTTGTTCTCCTGTATTAACAATCACGTTTCCTGTTGCTTTTTCAAAATATATTTTCATTCCAATTTCCATAATTAATACCCCTCTCTTATTACCAAGCTTCCCATACGATAGTTCTATTAGCAGCAATGTTTCCCGTCATTTGAAACCCATTGTCGCTAATATATATTTCTGAGTTAGAGCCGCTACCTGTGCTGTGAATCCATCCCATTGGGAAGGCATCAGCCCATATTAAATAGTTTTTGGTTAGTATGAACCAAGTCTCTGGGTAGATATCTTGCCAAGCACGTACATACGTCGGTCTGAAATCTAGTCCAGTAACTTCCTCCTTCTAATTCCATACCGCGGCTCCGCGTGCAGAGGCAGTAGAGAAACCTCCGCCGAGCGATGCTACTACGACGTGAACCAACATTACCTCACCATCCATATTGAACGGCTTCGAGAAAGATCCGTCCGCCGCAATGTCCCCATCGTGACCGAAGCCCTGCATATATTGGCTACTAGGCATTGTAATTCGCCGCGACCGCTTATCTACTATTAGCCCCGTAGCTTGCTGTGTTGTGCTCATCGACCATCCGTCCACAAAGTGACGAATTAGCACTAACCTATTTCCATGGATATCCTGCAGTACGATTGAATGATCCTGGTGGCTGTTGTTGTTTGACGTTCCGAAAAGGATCGAACCAGCAAACGATCCTATAGTGAATCCAGCTGGAAATCTAAACATCTCCTCGGTCCTACCTTCAGCCCCAGCCTGCGTTGAAAAGTCAACTGATGTAAGCCCGCCGACCCAGGGTTGGAGCGAGCCCGCCGTCCCGAAAATAGCCGTTCCCGCCCTAATATTCGCCCCGTTAAGCGTAGGTTCCGCCGCCACCATCTGAGCCCTGGAAAATGTCACCTCTGGATTAGCCATACCCGCGACTGGAGTTAGATAAGCGCCAAAGGGGATGCGACCGTAAAGCGTGTTGCTTCCGCCCTCCCAATATAAGGATGCTCCAGAAGTGTGCATTGACCTCTGCTCAATAGCTCCATCCCTACCAAACATCGGCTTGCCTTGCAGATAGTTAGCAGGATTTAGGTTATTTTCTTTATATCTTAGCCATAAAGCCCCCTCATAGGCCACACGACTTCCGTCTGTTGGGTTCGGCTTCAGATATACATATGTGTTTGAATCTCCGCCAGTTAGCGCCCCTACATACATTTGAGTGGCATCATGATTATCGGTACCGTTAACCCCATTTAAACTTGTTCTTAGAGGAATTGTACCTGTTACAAGTCCGCTTTCTGTCCCTATCGTCTTACCTGCTATTACGTCCGCCGCTGTTGCTGTTCCATATTCACCCCCTTCACCCTGTAAGATAAAAGCCGTACCATCATATACAACTGTATAGACACCACCAAGAGCCAAAGGCGGGTTATTGCCGTTTGGCTTTTTGATAGATTTTGCGCCTAGCCCATTTACATTGAGTGTAACCGGACCTGTTGTAGCTGCATGTGCTTTAAAAGATATTCGATCTCCAGCTATAAGAGATGTTATGACACCACCAGCGATACTTGCTGTTAACGCTGGAGCTGTTCCTTTAGTTAACCCAGCATAGGTTAAGGTGCCGTTTGCGATTTCCCCCATGTTTTTCCCAGCATGTAAATCAGCATCCAACCCACTACCCACCCCATCTACTGTAAGCAACTTTAATAAAATATCAGCGGCAGTGTATGAAGTCGCTGGCAAAGGGACGAAACCTAACGAAGAACCCATAACAGGTGAAATATGGACACCAACACCCATTGCGCCCGGAACGACTACAGGCATAGCAATCTGAACTACGTCCCCCGACGTCGCAAAAATATTTGGGGCGGCATTCGAATACCCATTTGATGAGGGTATTGTTTTTTCAATGTGTACCCATCCATCAGCAGGAGTCAAAGTGATACTACCAGACATAGTTACACCGTTTTTTCGTAATCTAGCTTCTTTGGTTATGATGGCGTTTTTGCCGGATTTAACCCTTATCCAGAAGGATACAGTAAATAGCTTGTCAACCCCACCAGCAGGGAAATTGTTGTTCACAGTCATTAGATATGTTCCTGCAACGGTTCCCTGATTGCCTACCCCAGAACCCATTGTATAGGAGGCTATATAAAATTCAGTCCCATATCTCGAACCCCCTAGACCTGTAGCCGTTAGAAGACTGGTGACGTCCTCCGTTAACGCCCCGTTTGTCCCTCCGTTAGTGGAATTATCGTGGTAGAACCTGCCACCACTAGTGACTGTAGTTCCGTTATAAGGAGCGAAAAAAGAGTTGTTAGCGAATGAAGTAGTGAGTTGCAATGATCTAGGGTCTCCGTCAGTACCCATAAATCTACCCGAGTCCGCAAGTAAATTTATAACTCCACCGTATGGCAAGTTAGCCGGATTAACAAATGCCCCTAAATCAAGTCCCGCATATCCATTAGCAACATTCCTTTTATCACTTGTGACGTTGATTACCCAAGGTGTCCAAACGTTACCTGCTCCGCTACGCGTTCTTGAGTACGTAATACCAGTGGTAACCTCCACGACTTCCTGCTTAGCGTAGTTGGTACTCGTATCCCCTTTTGAAACTATTAGTAATCCGTAATTAACAGGCGGTGCGTTTGTTGTCCCTGTAGGCTGATAGATAGTATAGGCTCCGTTAGTAACTATTGTGTTGTAGTCCGCGTTATTTGCAATTAGCGGTCTTGATACAAACAAATCTGAGTCATTCTTACCAGTCCATAGTTTACCCCACGGCTGCCAAATTCCATTATTCACTTTTTGACGTACCCAAGTTCCTCCGGTTACCCCAAACCACATCTGCCATATCCAGTTGTTTAGGTTGTTATGTGTTTCTCCTGCGCTGACGTGTATTAAAACTTGACCGTATCCAGTTTCAGGCGCTCCAATAGCATTATTCGCAACAGGGTGAACCCCCGCTGTATACAAAGTGTCCAAATTAGGGACACCCGAATCTGTACCAGATAAGGAATTGTAGGTGTTAACACGAGCTACTTTAGCGCTTGAGTCTAGTCCAGCATAACCATTTGCCACGTTTTTAGAAGCAGATGTCTCTATTTCCTGCCAAGGTGACCATTGAGGGTTAGCGGAAGAGTAAAAGTTACGTGTGTAGATTTTAAATGTTGTAGAGTTGTAGGACACTATGGTCTGGTTAGCTCCAGCATGCCTGTTATTCCTGAGGTAGAAAGACTGTCCCGCAATAGCAGTAGGCATATTTAAAATAGTTGCGGCTGTTGCATTGCTCGGGCAGAAGTAGTCTCCCTCGTTTCTGAACTCATTCAAATCTGTGCTCGCGGGAACTTGCTGAGATATTCTGGCGATGTTTCCCGATATCCGCGCATCGGGTAAAAGGGCGTTAGCGTCCAGCCCAGCATAACCATTAGCAATGTTCTTTCGACCCACGTTTTCCTCCTCGATCCACTCTCCCCAAACACTGTTATAGCACTCCCGAATGTACGATCTAGGTACAGTGGCGAACGTAGTAGCCCGTTGGAAGAATATATTGTCGGGGTTTTGTGAGTGTGCGAATACTTCTATAAAGAACCAAGCACCCGTGTTGTTACTAGGTGCATTTATAAGAGGGTAGCCATCATACTGTCCATTGCGGTTAACGGTGTTTAAGTCAGTACTAGGGGCGAGACGGATGACCTTTCCACTATTATCAGTGAGCTGGTGCTTCTGAATTTTGTAACCTGATTGTGTCTCTGTATCATCTGGTATTACTTGAACTGCTACAGGGAGTGTGGTTGCAGACCCCGTATAAACCGCACTAATAGCTGGTGAACTAGCAAGACTTTGGCTACCACTAATAACCCTTGCAATTACCGTGAACGGGTTTGGTGCTGTTGTACGTGATTCTAACGGAACTCGCCATTTTGATAATTCTGTGTCAAAAAAAGGTTCGCCAATAGATATATGGTTTTTCACGGCTCCGGTTACTTCTGTGTACTGTGTTCCGGTTAGGTAAGATGCGGGGGTAGAATACGTCCCATTAAACCTTTTAACTAATTTACCAGCAGTGTTTACGGTGTTGAATGAACCTATAACCTCGATCTCGTAAATTCCTCCGTTAACTGGAAAAATAACATCAATCTTTTGATTGGCGACTCCGTTGGCAAACGAGAAGTTAAATACCCTTTCAACAACCCTACCATTGAGCATAGAACCATCAGCTAACATGAGCTTTGCGGCGTCTAAGGTAGCTACGCCTCCAGCCACGCCCTTCTCTGTCTTGGGAATAGATGCATTCTTGGCGTTACTCTCTGCTGCATTCCAAGCAGTACGCTCTGCGGATGTGATGTGCCTTGTAGTGTCATCAACGTGTGTCTTAGTCGCAGCCAGCGTAATGTCAGGTGTGTCGAATGGATTAGCTTTACCTGTGATGGCTTTCAGATACTTAGTAAGCCAAGAAAACCATTGAGTGATGGAACCCTTTAAACCATAAGCAGTACCCGTAGCTGGATCAGCAGTACGGTCACCAATAGCAACATCATTAGCAGCGCCTGCGGCTAGTCCTGCTGCTGTGATCTTAGGACCATCGCCTGCAGCTCCGGTGTGTTTATGTCCTCCGGATGCGTCAAACTTAGCGTTAAATTCAGATTCTCTTGTAAATACCAAAGAATCATCGATTGTAGCAGATACATTTGACGCTGTACCAATTACCACAATACAATCAATGGTCTTTTCGATTACATTGCTACCTCCAACAGCAGGTATATATTCAGCATCGGTTCCCGCGTTAGTATAGCAATATAGGATTTCTCCCTCATCAGGATCTTGAGCAAATACGCCAATTTCCCGGAAGTAGAATCCTGTTGTTACGTCTTGATTTGATAGAACCGTACCAATAATAGCTTTGTTTGGTGGTTGCATTCTCAGTCGTGTTACAGGTAATGATTTTTTCTGATCAATAAGTCCATTAAGCAATAAAATAGACTGCCCACCGAGTTGACCACTCCCGACTGCAATCCTTGTGTAATTTAGCTTTGATCCAGCTTGGGCTTTTGACTGAAGCGTCCTGCCCTTGTTTGTTAGAGTAAAACTCCCAAATGCGCCCATTTATTCCCCTACTCTCATGGTTTCGCCCATGTGAAGGGCTACACCGAAATATAATTCTAAATCTTCTGTTTGCGAGATTGTAACCCGATCCAAAACTACTGAAAGACGTTTCACTGAATCCACCGCTTGAATAAACTCTTGAGCTCGGGCATTTGTCACGTCAGAATTATTGGTTATGACTTGAAAGTGGTAGGGACGTCCTCCGTATTCAAACCATTCTTCCACACGCCCCTCACCAAAGAGCAGCTTAACTAGATCCTCAACAGCTCTAGGAGTCCCTTTCTTTCGGTGAAATTGTATGGCTGTTCTAACCAGCTCACGCCGCTGTTCCAAAGGCAAATCCGGATCATAGTAAGGAGGTTTGTACTGCCATGCCAGTTCGTCAACCTCCTCGCTGCTCCATTCCTCAGATCGTCCAAGAATGTCTAACTTACGGATCTCCGATGTGGTCACCTGTAACTCTGTATCCAGTGCAGCGGCTGCAGCAGCAATAGCCGGATCGTTCGCAATACTCGGTGGTAGGATATCTCGTAGGCTTAGTTTCTGGATATCAATCATCAACGAGCCCTCCATAGGTCAATGTCGTTATACCTTGCTGTGCAACTTGAGTAGCTGTTAGCGGTGTATAAACTGGTGCTGTGACATTTAACCTTAGCGCTCCTGCAGCCATGACGCGGGCGATCAACTCAGACGGGTTAATATGTCGCCCAAGCTTGGATCTTTGCCAGAGTTGGTAAGCAGCCACCGCTGATGCAACTTCTGACTGTATAGCAGTAGCTTCTGACGCACGATTACGACTGATATAGTAAGTCAGTATAGTGTTATAAGGTGCAGATATCGGTGCTGTGACTGTTACTTGATCAGTCAAAGGTCTGATACCGCGATCTTCTAGCGTCTCTGCCACAACTTCAAGCATATCTTCTCCTGGGATTACACCATCGGCAAGCAAAGGAACAATTGTAACCTTGCCCTCAGACGGAGAATAAGCATGTACGTCCAGCATGGCCGCAGATGCAGATTTTGCCCAAAACTCATAAGATCCTTGCGGTCCAGCAGTGCTATAGGATTCCGGTGCTGCTCGGATGCGTTCACGAAATGCCTCGTCTGTTTCTGTTGCTGCTCCGCCGCTGCTCTCGGTGGTGTTAGTAACCGATTGAACAAACGGTAAGGGATCCATCAATACATTGATCTGTCCCGGCATAAATCCGTTTCCTGATATCCCATGCACTGAACATTCCGCTGTTACCACGCCAGATGTCACTCCAGGTGGAATTTCTAAATACTCCGTAGTAGTGAAATAAATGGAGCCATCACCGCCTTGCGCCCCTACCTTCGTACCCACTGGTATAGATGTAGCAGATGCCAAGGGAATAGACAGTGAAAAGCGCAAGTTAGTAATTGATGGAGCAGAATCCAACCTGATCAAACCAAAATCCGCGCCTTTGTAATCCAATACAATACCGGTTGCATACCGCAACGAATTACTTTTAGCTGTCTGGTTTATCAACACCCGTTGCTGGACGATAATCGTAGCCAAAGACGATAAAAACAGCCTCACCGGATCGGCGGGCTGCAGTGTGCGGGAAGTTAATCCCTCATATACGGTTATGATGTTCTGCTCAATCTTTGTTGCATCTTCCAGAGTAAAAAGGATTTCCGGTAAATCTACATATTGTACCAAGTTAGTCCACTCCTTCTGCCAGTGAAAACTTAATCACAGGCTTTAAGTGTCCTGTCAGAACATCAGGCAACGCTCCATTAAAGGATACTTGTACTACTTGTGCTCGCGGCTCTTGTGTGGCTATAGCTGTCGTTACCTCTGCAACAGTTCTAGCTTCAGCAATTGGTCCAGGCTCGTCAATGATGGAGTAATCAATCCCGATGTCACGGGCAAGTGGCGAACTGCCAAGAGGAGTAGTTAAGATTGTTCGGATGTTCTGAGCTACTTCCTCGGCTTTACTCATTGGTGCAAAATTGATTGTCGATGGCTGAGTCATATCAACGGTATAGATCATTTAACATACTCCTCCAGTGTAATGTTCACTTTTGATGTGAGAACATTCCCAATGTTGTCCATGGTTTCCCAAGCTTGAGACATGTCTGTAATTATCCAGAGCCCAGTTCCTACACCCTTACGTCCAATAATCAACGGTAGCGCCTTGCCTGCCCTCTCCAACTCAGTAAGTCGGTCCAGCTCTTTTCGGGGATTCAGTCCGAGCCGCGCATCTAACTGCACCGAAAACGACACCGAGTCAATTCCCGGTCCTAGCCACTCTTTTTTAGGCTTTTTACCGATGATATCATGCTGTGCCCAACGTCCAGCAGTATTACGAGTGAACTCGTCAATCGTTCGCGTAGCTCCTTCTGAAACGACGAAAGTCACTGGTCCAAGGCTACCAATCTTAGACATAACATAATTTTGGTTTCCCATCTCTTACCCTCCGCTCGTTATCTTGCCAGTTACGTTTAGATTACCATCAATCTGTACGCCGCTGGCCGCTTTGAGGTTAATAGTCTTAGTAGCGCGATCATAATAGACATAGCTACCATCCTCGAACCATATACCACGCTGATCAGCTGTCCCGGGCATCTTATCCTCTGAACCGTAATAAGTACCTAGACAATAACCAGCGCTACGACTGTTATCCAAAAAGACACATAGCACAGTTTCTCCAGGCTGTGGCACGGCGTTCTCTTGCCCCCAGCCTCCCTGCGTAATAACAGGTAGCTCACCAGATACCAAGTCATCACGATCTGGAAAGGCGACCCGCACACTACCTGTTACTTTATTTGACGTTGAAACTTGACCAATTACAATCATACTACCACCCCAATACCCTTCTAATGTCTAAGTCAGTCGCGAACCCGCTGCCACCTATAGCGTGATTGGCAGAGACGATAATATATTTACCATCAAATCGCCCCCAACCCTTAATATTGATTGTCAGACCTGCTGCCATTCGAATATCTCCCATGAGGCTTAACGTCCCTCTTCCTGCCTCCTTGTTTTTCTCACGCAGTCTTTTGCGGCCTAACTTGAGAGCCGATGCCTGAGAATCTGCCTGTTCGTTAATCTTTAGTATAGGTCCGCTTTTTGGAGCTCCGGGCGGTGTATAGGTTACCTTTACGGTCTTTTTCGTTTTATTGTTTGTATAAGACACTTCACATGCTCGATAGGCTGTATAAGCTGTTCCCCATGAGAATCCATAACCTTTTACGTTATCTTCTCCACGTGTAATCGTTGCAATAACTGGTTTTTTCTCATAATCGGACTCATCGAATAGCACAAGTGCTCCGTTTGATACTTTAATCGCGACACCTTCCTTGGTTGCTGTTTCTAGTAGAAAAGCAAGATCAGAAAGTTGAGACTGTTCAAGGCGATCATAGGAAGGATTGTCCAATGCCTCATAAAGTAGCTTCATTCCAGCTCGTTTAGAAATCTCACTGGCAACCGTTTTTAGTGTCACCTTCTCCCAAGACTTCGAGCGTTTTTCCTGCCGAATATCCGAACTGACAGGCAATGATATAGCTTTAATAGCTACTGTATCTGGTGGTCCCTTAAAATCAAAAGAATCAACTTCAAATGAGCCAAGGGGAAGCTTTTTAATCTCGCCCGGGCCATCCCAGTTGATTGTACGAATTTCCCCTTTGATACGATCCCCTTCTGTCGGTGACCAAGGACCTTGCCAGTTCCGTTCCCTGTCTTCCAGTGTGATAGAGAGATTATCAAGCGTGCCTGGAGCCGCATCGTTAAACTGAAAATCAGTTAATGCTTCGGCGATATCCTTTGTAACGTCTTTGCCGTTGTATGATAACACTAGAACCGCCCTGCGGGCGTCTTGCATCAGCTCCATATTATTCCTCCCTGCGCCACGGCGGAAGCGTCTCAGAGGCGTCCAGCGGCTTATCCGGTACAACTAGAATTACATTTCCTGAAAACACAACGGTTCCTGCATGGTCTGGGTTTGCATTAATAAGCAATGTCATTAGCTGCTCACTCTTGTACAACTTAAAGGCGATACCATCCCAGGTATCGCCTTGAAGGGTTCTATATGTGGTGGTCATTGAAAACTCACCCGCCTTTGTTGTTCAATGATTTCCTTAAGCTTGCGCTCTAAATTGTCCTCTGACTGCTTTAAAGCCTCTTTCACCAATTTCATAACCGAAGGATCTGCCCCTGGAAGCGTAATAACAGGTGCGTTGTGGATTATAATATCCCCTTCACGGTTCTCGGTTTTGGTATAACCCATCATGTCATTAGCCATGTCGAGTAAGGATCGAGATCGAGGCTTATTGTTAATTGGGATTGCAATCTCTGGACCAGCTTCACCAAAGATAGAGGGCTTTGTTGCTATGCCACCGTCTGCATATTGATCCATTCGAAATTGTTTCGGCAATAGTGAGTTCGTTATATCTGTTACAGTATTAGGTGCCTTTGGTGTATAAAGACCGGTTTGAGAATAAAGCAACTCAATATTGATTTGTTTTTCTGTAGGTAACAGCAGCATTTGTTCATTTAGCTCCTGTACATCGGCCAAAGCCGCTCCGAAACGTTTCTTTTCTTCGTCGGATAGATCAATGAACTTCTTGGATTGCACTTCTAGAGTACCGCCAAGATTTAACTCAATGAGTTTTAATTGTTGCTCATAAAGTTCCTGGTAAGTTTGCTGGGCTGCGTCAAGATCACCAAGCTTTGTAATTTGAGTGTCTATTGAATCAATTTGTCTGTTAGTCAAATCTTCAATTGCTTTATCCAATCCGTCGAGTTGAAAGGCCCCTGCAAAGTTATATCCTACAGTAGAGCCTACTTCATTGACTTTTTGGACAAGTTCAGTAAGTCGGGTGCTTAATTCATCAGAAGGATCAGCGTTTTTAAGATTCTCAAATTCAGCTGCATATTCTTTTAAGGCGGGAATAGCAGCATCCAACGCATCTTTTTGAGCTTGAGTAGCCTCCGTTTGTTCCTGAAGCCTCTGAATTTCTGCTACAGTTTCAGGTAACTTTTGCTTGCCTTCTGTAACATTTTTTTCGAGTTGTAATTTTGCTATTTTTTCATCAGCACTTGCCATTTCCTTCGCAAGACCGGCCTTTTCACGAAGTTTCCCAATCTCTATATCGTGTTGGCTTATAGTCTCAGGGAACATATCTTGTAACTGCTGGGTAATTTCTTTCAGCCGCTCCTGTTGTGCCGTCAACTCTGCGGAACTACCTGCTAAATCTTCGGAGCTAGAGGCACTATCCGCAATTTTTTTACTAAGTTGGTCATACTCCCACAATAAGTTATTAGTAAGTTTTGCTTTGCTAGAAGCTTCCTCATACTGCTTGGATGACTCTTTTAACTCATCTCCCATGTGAATCAGTTCTTGTCTCGCATCTTCCTGATGCTTCTTATAAGCCATAACTCCCAAAGTAAGGGCGGCTACACCAGTAACAGCAAGTCCAACAGGATTAGTTAATAACGCCAACGCTTTTGTGAAGCCTCCTGCAGCCCCTCCAGCTCCTCCAGCTGCTGACGTAATCGAACCAAAACCTTTGATGATCTTGGATACTGACTTTCCTATCAACGCAGCTGGGGCTACTAACGCTATAGCCTTTAATAGATCAGTATTATCGCCCATCCAGTCAGCAAATCCTTGAAGTGCTGGCATTAAATCCTCACCAATTGGTATTACGAGCTCGGTCATTAACTGACGTCCTACCGCTTGAAAGTCCTTGCTCAAGGTATCATATTTGACCTTGGCTACTTCCTCCATCGTCGCTTTAGTCATATCAAACTGTTCACGGGCAGTGCCTAATGCAGCTATAACACCAGCTTCCATATCCTCAAACTGAGTACCGAACAATGCAACACCGATCGTGCTCTTTTGAATTGGGTCTTCAATCTCACCAAGCTTATCAATAACTTGTTGCATGGCGTCTTTACCTTTGACTGATCCATCAGCAATTCCATCTAAAATATCAATACCTTGACCCATGATTCCTTGCAATGCTTCATAAGCCTTTGCTGATTTAGTGCCGCCTGCTTTTAAGTTCTTGACTAATTCAGCAGCGGTGTCTTTAGATACATGCTTCAGCAATTCCATGTACTCGGCTGATTTCGTAGATCCCTTTGTTAGCTTTTGAGTAAATTCTTCGATATCATCCGGAGCAAATAACATGGCCATAGCCGTTTGAGTACTTTCACTACCATCCTTAACCCGGATACCAAATTCTTTGACTGCATCCCCAACTTTATCTAGATTAAAAGCGCCTGCGTCAAGTCCAGCTGCGAATTGATCAAACATCTCCTCAGCATCGTAACCCAAGGTTTTAAAGTACACGCTGTATTCATTAGCAGTATCAATCAGTTCATCCGACTTATTAAGTCCATTCTGCGCTCCTTGAGCCAAGAGGTTGTAAGCTTGCTCTGAGGTTACACCGAAGTTTTTCATCATTGTATCTGATGCCTTGATACTTTGGGTAATATCCTCGCCAAACACATCTCTAAACACAATGGCGTTTTTAGTCATACTTTCTAACTCTGCGCCCGTAGCCTGTGATACCTGCCGAACTGTCGCCAGTGCAGCACCTAGATCGTTGAAATCCTCACCAAGACGATCATTATAAAGCGATTCAGCACTATCCTTCATCGCAAGCATTTCCTCGGCTGTTACGCCAGTTGCTGCTTGTAGCTGAGCCATTGCATCCGATTGATCAGCTATGATTCCTACGATATTTTGCATACCGCCAGCAGCACCTTGAATTAATGCGAAGGCTCCGGTGTACTCACCCACTTGTCGAAGCGTATCACCAAAGCCACCAGCACTGTCCCTCAAATCTCGTAGTGAATCATCTGCTCGATCTGCATCACGCCGCACATCGTCCAAATCTCCTCGCCGAGACATCTCCCTTAATGCGCGTTCCAGTTCCTCGATATGACGCTCAGCATTGCCTATGGATTGACGGAATGAAGGATCCATGAGTCCGTTTAACCGAAAGGCGATATCATATTCCCTGCTTCTTCCTGCCACGGTCTATTTACTCCCCTTCCGTTTCCGTAATCTATTTACCCGCTCCACCGAGTCCCTGAGTTCATCAAGCGGCAAGCTCAAATAGTAAGAGACTGGTGTATAGGTAATCATGGCTAAAGAGACAGCGAGGTCTTTAATTCCCTCACTGTCTCCACAGCCTACAGCAGCAAAAAATTTCTAGCCCTCAATGTCAACGCAGTAAAATCTTTTGCCTTGGCTGTGCGAATCAATTCAACGTGCACCCCTGCTGCTTTGGAAACTACATATGCCTGGTATGCTTTATCCATTTCAGGAGCAAGGGATATTCCGCCTCTCTGTTCTGCGCGATACTGCCGATCACAAGCGATGATGTCGTTTCCTGATAAATTCTCAAAATTGAGTGTGACTTCCTTTATCTCTTGCCCTTCAAATGTAAAAGGCTTCGCAAAAGTGTAAACCTCTGACGCCCCCTGTGTTTCCTCAGACATTCCATGTTCCTCCTCAAGTTCCCAAGCGTTTGGGGTTTATGTTTTACAACGCAAGATTGGCCCGTGTTTTGGCTAGATAATCCACACCAAGAACCTTGTAAATGTAAGCAAGTTTATCAATCTCTAAAATCTCCTCACCATCAATTGAAACCTTGAGATAGTGAACTGAAAAAGCAGTTGTCGAACCCATAGCCGTCATCGTCTCTAAGCTGCCCAACCCACCACTAAGAGGACGTCCCCGAACTGTAATCTTCAAGGCAGATTCAAAATATTCATTAGTAGCTGTATCGAACTCTTGGATGCTCCCCCGCAAATCAAGCGCATGCACCTTTGGAGCTAGCAACTGCAAGCCTGCCTTTCCAACGTTGCTCCAGTTCAATGTTAGTGTCATTGCACTTGTTTGTCCTGGTGATGGAGCATCCATCTCCCCCGAAATTCCGGCTCCTTTGGTCGTATCAGACAAAAATGCAATCTCAGGGAGATCAGCCGTTGCTGTTCCCAAATACTCTGAACCATTTAAATGCACGGAATAATCAATAACCCGTTCTGATCTTTTTGGCATGTGTTTATCCCCTTTCTAAGCCGCGAAAAGCGCAGCCAAATAAGTTGTGTCGTATTCAAGCAAGAACGAAATTTCCTGTGCTGGACCTGGAGGCGTAAGGTAGACGTGAAAGGCAATTTTGCCGGACATCAAGCTCGTTACCGGATTTTCAGATTCAAGAAACTCAACGCGTCCACCTAGTAGCGCACCAGATGCCGCAAGTCCGTTCAACCAAATGTTAACGGAATCCGTAACAGCAGTGATCAAACGCTTATTCATAGGATCATCGACCTTCTGCATATAAGTCAGAATCAAGCTATTTCCAACCCAATTAAACATGCGGCGAATCGGGATGAAACTATCCTTCGGATCCGTCACGCCTGGAAACGCTCCGGTATAGTTACCCCAAGACTTCCAGCCGCTTACTCCAAGATTCAAGGCAGTCATAATGCCTTGACCGTTAAGATAACTAGCTTGATCAATCCCCAGAAATATGTCTTTTCCACTAGCTAGTGCTGTTCCATCCGCTTGAAGTGATTTATTAGAGGGAGAGGCAAACGGAATACCACCATTTGCCGCATCCGTCGCCGCAATTAGTCCGGCAAGTTGAGTAGAATAGTGAAACACCTTATCTCCCAGTGTAAGTAGAGGATAGGTTGGAATCTGTAATGAACCAGTGTAATTGTTGTCCGACTTCCAGGCTCCTGCGTCAGTGTACGACTTTGTTGGGTCGATGTCAGTCAAGGCCATAGCTTTAAAGTTACCATTGATGTTACCAGCCTTGGCTTTCATAACAGCTGCCACCTTTGGTTTATGTGACCAACCCGGAGCCACCAGCAAATCAGGGAGAATGCCAAAACGCGGGTAAACCTGATTCACTAATTCAAAGCCGGTATACGCACCTTCCAGCGTTACCCCACCAATAACTTCGTCTTCGTCAACAGCTGCAGGGTTGAGTTTGTCATATCCCACTTGAAGTGATGCAATTGCTGCCCCAATAGCGCCGCTGGCCTTAGTTGTAATAACTACATGACCTTCATCGTTAAAAGCTGCTGTATAATCTGTGCCACTGACATAGGTTGTAGCGCCATCTGAAGACTTGACAGTCAGTGTCGGAAGAATTACACCGCTGACAGCTAACGTAGCCACTCGGTTTGTAACAGTCAATGCTGTCGGATCCACCTTTGTCTTATGCGTGGATGGGTCAAGCACATTAACCAAAATCATCGGAGCCATGGCATACAACGCAAAATGCGAGTAAATAAGTTCGCATAACGTGTAATCCTTCCAATTGTCTGAGTAACCAAGCGCAGCTACTGCTTCCGCGTACGTATGGACCAACACGGGAGTATTCACCGGCACTGCTGCCGATGCCATGTTTACTGGTGCTATGCCTACTGCAAACGGAATCCCACTGCTCGCCTGTGTTGGAGCGAGTACAGATGTTGCTTGTTCAATAATGCTTACACCATGTTTAAATGCCATTATTATTCACTTCTCCTTTCATTAGGGCTTGATATGCCACATACTGCGCGGTGCCAGTTTGGAGGATCAGCTTCTGAGCGATGATCATTTCATTCAGCGGAATAATCAAATCTTTAACTTCTGGTCTTTCGATAAGCAAGGGCTCCAAATAGGCTGGAATACCCTCACGGAATACTGTGGACTGAAGCAAACGTCCGCCCGGTAGGTTTGGCCCCAGATAGATAAGGGAGTTTGTTTCCTTTTCTTTCACTGATTCTATTTGTTCCGTGAATACATCTACTACCTCTTTCTCTAACGGGTTTACTGTCAGGGTCGGATCAGAAGGGGATTCATCCGCATTTTGTTGAACACCTTGACTCAAAACTTGGATTTGATCTTCTTTTTTTCGTGTCATATATGTTTAACCTCCTGTCTAATTTGTGGAAGTGTCCAAGTCGTTATAGCTTGGCAGATCCATTGCGGTTCTGGTTGATCTTCTAAAAACTGCCACTTCCAATTCGATTCAATTCGGAACTTTTTATCTATAATCCGTTGCTTCATAAGCAAAATGCGGACTCGCTCCATTAGGTTCAGCACATCAATAAAGCCAGAATCGTCCTCGGACTGTGTGCCAAACAACAATTTAACTTGAGCTCGACTTTCTTTATCGTCGCTGTCACCCTCCATGGGGCGAACAATGATAAGAGGGAATACCGGATCATTCCGATTTTCTGCCGTCTTACTTGGCAACGCGCCAAGATGCACCGCTGGAATGGTAGCAGCATCGTCAGCCAACTCTTTTTTCAAAAAGTCTTTGATTGCCATCATCAACATAACTGGCGTCATGACGCTCCTCCCCCTAAACGGCGGTTAAGCTCATGCTCAATCCGTTTATCCATTTCCTCGACTGCTACCCGTTCCAGGTGCTCAGTAACTTCTGGATTATTGAGCATGACTGGAACTGCAGGACCATATAATTCCTCAACAGGTAAGCGGCGACGTGAGCTGCGGCGGAAAACACCAATATGGCCGCTACTCATTCGAGCAAGAAACGCACCACCAACTTTTTTGTTACCACCTTCACGCTTAACCGCCGCCTTGAGCGCACGCGGACGTTTGGCGGATGGTGACTTGGGGTTTGTACGGAACTGCAGCAAGGGTATATTCCCACCCTTCCAGCGAAGCTCACTGGATAGGTTACTTACGCTCCCCCGTTTAAGCACTACCTGATCTGTGACCGCCTTGGATTTCACAATGTACGTTTCCTTCGCCTTGCGTCCCGACTCGGTTTTCAGCCGTTGTGAAGTCCGATTGAGCGCCGAATACACGGACTTGCGCACGTCGCCATCCAGCGTACCCAGTCGGCGGATCGCTTCCCTCATCCCTCTGGCTTCGGCTGTTACGTCAATCATGTGACATTCGCCTCCAGATATAACGCGAGCATTCCCTTTTCAGAAGACACTCGAATCAGTGTGCGCGGCTTCCCATTCACTTTCATTCGCTGACCCTGTTCTGGGATGTATCCCAATTCCAGTTCATTCACATACAATACATCTGTAACAAGCGAAACCCCCTCAGCGTATGCCAGGGGGTGTTTGCTGTCGGTCGAAGAATCAAGTGAAGCTTTGACTTCAATGCCGTCAATGTTATAGGTTTCCGCGAATTCATTTGTATTAAGAAATGTCCGCTGATTGTCCAACAGAATTTGGTCGCGAAGGTTCATAACCTCGCCCCTATTCCTTATCAGCCTTTGGGGATTTCGCTTTGCTTCCATCATCCTCGACTACTTCAAGATCAAGAAGACGCTGAGCTTCGTCCTCTTTGAGATCATTGATCTCATCACCCTTTTTATAATTCTTTCCGTTATGCAGAATGTTACCTTTTGCAATAATAGCCACGATATGATTCCTCCTTTGAATTAAAGAACTTTAGCAACTACCCAACCAGCAACATTAGCAGGAACAGCAAGGGGACGGGACATCATTTGCAACCAGCGTTGTGCCGGTTCTACGGTAACCCATGATTGCGGCGTGATCTTACCCATAACGCGCACAAACTGTTCTGATTTTGGATCCATGATCACGTTAGCGCCGTAGTGGAAAGTGAATTTATCACGACTAGATAGCAAGGCTAATGTGCCCGCGGGGATGAAGGGAACGTCAACTCCTGCATCGTTGGTATACGTCCCGGTATAGCTGTAAACATCCAAACCAACGTCACGTAGACGGCCATGATAAGTTACTCCATCAGGTAAAAGAGTTGTGTCGATATTACCGACATCAACACCTTGGTTTTTAGCAAGCTCTAGCACTTTAGGGTGCCGCATGATAGCCACAGCTGCATTATAGTCAGCTAGCACGATGTCTGGTGTTGGGGCATTGCCATCCATAATAGCTTTTCGCTGGGAAGCTAAGAACTCAATTGGGTCAGATGCTGCATTACTGAACAGGTCGGTGCCGGATAGTGTAATGATATTGGTAAAGTCATACTCGATTACTTGATTTACACCTTCGCCAATCTGCGTTACCTTACCAGTAAACATAAGCTCCGCAGCCTGTTGGACCAAACGACGAGTAATAGTATCTTGCAAATCAAGAATGTCTTTTGCTAATAATTTGCGAGCTCTTACCTCTGGTTGATCTGGGTTATACAGACTCTCCCCAGCTGCCCGAGTCTTTAGATCAATCGCCGTAATAGGTCTAGATGGTTTAATTAGAGCTGGCTTATACTGCTTAGCTGTAAATCCAGTACGCAAGATTACCTTGCCTGGTTGTAACTCTGAAACATACGGAGCAATAGGCTTGTTGCCCTTCATTGTCTGGATCTCTACATTTTCCGTTTCAAACGCTTCTCCGTCTTGGAAAAACTTATCCAGAATGTAAGTGCTTGGAGACGGTAATTGACCAATCACCTTTAGAAGCGTAGGAAATGCGTATATATCTTTGATTGCCATTAGTATCAAATCCCCCTATTCTACAACTCGTTTTGTGTACAACTTAGCGTTATTCATAGCAGCCTCATGAGTGGCAATCGTATCAGCGCCGCCAAATTTGAGCGCTTTACGATTAAACTCACCTGAGGTATAAGCAGTGGCTCTTCGTTGGGCTGTAGATGCATCTACTTCAACGTCAGCCAGTACAGCAACAGGAACTTTCTCTGCCTCAGGAGTTGCTCCGGAATTAACTATTTTGCAAATCCATGTACCATCTGTTGCAAAACCAGTCCGGGCTAGAACAGTACCGCGTGTGTATACAGCGCCGGCTGCCTGCTCAACAATAACGGACTGAGTAACAACAGGCTGGACCATTCCGGCGATTAGATTATCGTAAGGCACACTTTCATAAGCTGACATTATTTACGCACCCCTCTCATTGCTTTAATTTCTTCAGCCAAAGCCTCAGCTTCTGTGTCATATACAGCTTCTGGGTTTAGCTTGTCGGCTGGCGCTTCGTCAGCTGGCACTGTATGAGCCCCACTTGCTTGTGAGTCAGCGGCACGGCGCTGTCCTTCAATAGACAATCGTTCGGTCGATGCTTTTACAATCTCGATAGCTACGGTTGCTGCCGTGCCGCCTTCTTTAATCGCCTTAGCGACAATCTCCGCAGCTCCAGGAGCTCCGGATAGATCATTAAGGTCGGAAATGCGCTGACGTTCAGCTGTAACGCCTTCCGTCTTACCAGCATTCAAAACCTCGTTATAAAGGTCGGGATGCTGTGCCTTCAATTCTTCTAATTTCATCGGTTTATCATTCCTTTCGTTTGTCTGTACAACTTTATTGACTGGATCAATATTGGCTTGAGCATCGTAAATCGACTCATTTTTAAGAGCGCTTCTCAGTAGCTCGTTTTTGAGTTTGTCGAGTACATCTTGCGGCAGTTCGCTTCCTAAACTAAAACTATTTTTTGCATCTACTTCTTCATCAAACAAAACTCCGTTCGCAAAACCTAACTGGACTGCTTTTTCAGCATTCATCCAAGTTGTCTTTTGCATCAAGTCTAGTATTTCGTTGTCTGCAAGTTTCGTTTTTGATTGGTAGACTTTAGCAATAGCTTTATCTACACCCTCCAACAGTTCAAAATTAGAGGCGTGGGCCATTTTATCTCCATCTGTTCCAGTTGCAGCATTATGAATCATTAGTTGCCCCAGTGGAGACACATAAACTTCGTCAGAAGCAAGCACAAAAAAAGTCGCCGCCGAAGCTGCAACCCCTGTAACTTTAGATTTAATTTTCCCTCTGTATTCCTTCAAAGCTGTGTAAATTTCACTTCCTGCGAATACAGACCCACCGCCACTATTAATGTACAACTCAACATCATCACCACCAGCCTTTTCAAGCTCGCTTATGACTCGGTTTGGCGATATTGTTTCCATGCCTAGCCAATCGTAAATCCATGAGTTCCCACCGCTTACTACAGGACCATTAAGCTTGATCTTCTTCGCTATCATCATCACCCCCCTTCGGTGTTGCCTCAATCGCTGGTGCAGGCCCTATTGTCTGGCCGTATTCCTCACGCAGCTTTTGTTCATAGGCTAATTGCCGGACGTTGCTTTCGTACTCAGTACCAGTCAACTCAGCCGCTTCCCTCTGGCGAGTACTCAGCCCGTTATCTATGCGAGTTACTGCGGCATTAACTTCCTTGACCGGATCAAGCTGACCCTGTGACGGTCCATTCCATTCGGCCTTTGTATAAGCCTTGAATAACAAAGGATCATCAAAGATGCCAGGAGCATCAATCCGACCTTTAATCACAGCTTCAGCAAACCATTCCTCATAGATCGGCTGACAAAAGTCTGCTGACATCCATGCTCGCCGCATACGAAACATCTTCCAAGCTTCAAGCAGCGCCGCTCTAGACGCTGAATAGGACGAGGTGAAATGCTTCAACAGCAACTCATAGGGAATTTCCAAAGATGCCCCCACCTGTCTTAGAATTGCTGTGACGAATGGGTCAAAGCCCGCATTCGGACGCCCCGGATCAGCAAAAGTTGCTTTTTCTCCTGGCTCCAAGAACTGAACAGCTCCGTTACCGAGTCGAAGATCACCACCCTCTGGTGGCGGCAGTGGTTCACCCGTTGGATTATCAACAGGCTCTCCCCCAGAGTCTAAACCGAATTGATCTGTCTCATCAGGGTTCGGAGTCTCAATGAACACAGTAAACATTCCGCTAATTACTGCGGCCATTAGCTCCGCTTCGGTATAACGGTCTAGCTGTTTCAGCGATTCAATGACTGGAGCTAAAATAGGGACACCTCGCCGTTGCTCCGGACGCTCTGCCTCCATCAAGTGCAGGACATTTTGTCGTCCGCTTTGTGATCCTCTAACCTCAACTCGCGTCCATTTAGTAGATACCAATCGCGCAGAACCCGGATGCTTGTCTGAGAAATGATAAGCGACCACCATCCCATCTTTATCAACCTCAACGCCACTGCTGATCTTATCATTAAGCCCCTCGCCTACCGGACTGTTACAACGGTCAGCCTCAAGCAGCCGAACCCGCAGGTCATACACAGCATGTTTGCGGGGCAGTAATGGTAACAGTACAAAGGCATCGCCGGACATCATCCAAGACAAAAATGCTAATTGCTGCAGTTCATAAAAATTGTGTAGTCCCGAGGCATCACAGTCCTTAGAATCTGCCCAAAGCGCAAACTCTCGCTCTATCTGTCTCCGAAGTTGACGAGACTGATCATCTGAAAGGCGCAAAAAATCGGCATCAAAGGAAGGTTTAACCCGTAACCCCGTGCCGACTATGGATGTTCTCATTGTTTTAATTGCGCCATTCGCAAGCGCTCCACCCATGTAAAGATCACGGGCACGTGGCCGAAGGGCTTCGAGGTTTTCGTGGATATCCTCTTCTGCATCACCAGCTACCGGATTCCACTCTTTTAGAGACTTCTTCCGGCGGCTTGCACCGTGATCTCCGTAACCTTGGTTAAATACCTGCTGCACGGCCTGTTGCCTAGCAATCTCGGTACGTGCCTGTTCTCTCTTCAAAGCTAACCCCGGCGCAACTGCCGAAACCAATCGTTCTAAACGGCTCATAGATCAGTCGGAACATACCTACGGACTCTACTGCGGGCTCTCAGACCTGCTACCGCCCTATTACAGTCCTCCACTTGCTTTTGCCAATACTTTATTTGGGTCATAACATCAGGTAGATTCACGCGGGTCAGAGAGCGTGTGCCAATGGTGTATGACTGTCCCGTTGATAGAGCGAGTTCGGCAGCGAGCCAAGAATCAAGGTGTGTTTGTGCAACCTCAAGTGTGTACAATGGCATTTCCTTTTTCACCTCCTCTCAGATTAAACACTGCTATTCGTCCCTCGGCGGCGACCTGCTTTAGGAGCCGCTTTGGTTTGTGTGCCTTCACCGACAGCGATCGGTAACATCTCATCCAGATTTGGACTAAGCAACTCAATGAGTGCAAGTTGATAGACATGCAAGTCAAAGGGCTCGTTACGTTTTCGGATCGGCTGCCATATCTGATATGTGACACCCATCTTCTTTTTAGTGACAAGTGTCTCAGCAGTAAGACCCAAAAAATACTCTTCGTTGTATCCACGGTTATCATGACCGGACCGATTCACTGGGAAGTGACAGTATCCGGCTCCATAACGTTTGCGCTTCAGATCGTTCGAGGCACGATACTTGCCCTCGTCAACCCCAATGCGTATTACAGTCGCCTTATACCGATTGTTGTTGGTATAACCGTTGTACAATGGCACATAGCCACCATTTTCCTTCCCTTCACCCTTTATCGCATATATCCGGCGACCAAGACGCGCCGCACAGAACTTATATACGCTTCCGGTGTAGTGACCACCGGAGTCTATGAAGGCCCCGACAATTCCGAAGGATCGACCGTGTTTATCTTTCCATTTTCGCTTTAGGAATTCATCCAACTCATCCCATACACGAGGTTGTTCTAAGTCGCCATGGATGACATGGAATCGGATTCCCCAAGACTCGCGACCAGCTCCCCAACCCTTTACTTCGATTTCAAAACGGTTGTCCTGAGTATCCACAGTAGCCGTAAGAATCTTCACACCGTCCGGTACATCCGCTTCGTACTCTTCGCCGCGTTGCATCAGTTCGTTTTCATCTAGCTTCTCACCAGTGACTCGCCATGTTTCGCCCATGACGGTGTTAGTCCAAACCTGAAGCATTTCCGGATCGTCTTTTGCTTCAAGGAAGCCTGAGACAATTTTCTTCCAAGTTACCCAAGGACTGACGATCTGCGAAAGGTGAAAACCTCTGCGGAATGGATGCTGCTGTCTCGCAACCCACTGGCCTGTCCCAGACTTCCAATTCTTCTCCGAAGATATCCCACCACAAGCCCGACAGGCTGCTTCTACATTCAGCACCCCTCCTGCATCGTCCCTAGTAAATTTCAAGTTCCCGAAACCCAAAGCTTCCAACTCGCCGCAACATGGACACGGTAAGCGCCACTGCTCTTGAGTGCTGTCTTGGTAGAGTCGGTTGATACGAGATGTTTCCTCCACCAGAGGCGTTGATACAAATACATGCTTCCGGTTGTAAAAGGTTGTGGTCCGCTTTTTAACAAGGTCTACCGGATCGCCCTCAGTACCAGCAGATACCGGAAAACGGTCTACCTCGTCCGCAAGAATCACCCGGACAGAACGTGAAGACAATTGCGCTGGTGAGTTAGCTCCAACAAGTTGCAGATACCCACCAGGGAAACTCTTTTTAGCAATCGTATTACTAGCTGACCTACCCTTTGCCGCAGCGAACACACTTCGTAATCGTGGACTAGCGGCAATCATCGGCGTAATACGCTCCTGTGATACCGACTTGATCAACTGTTTGTCTGGTAGCATGTAGATCATCGGGTAAGGTTCTTGGTCAGCAAAAAATCCCGCTATGTTCAGCAGGATTTCGGATTTACCTACCTGAGCCGAGGCCATGATTGCGACCTCTTCAACAGATGGATCATTCATGCAGTTCATTATTTCTTTGGTATAAGGAGATCGGTCTGTCCTCCACGGACCCGGCTCGGCGCTAGCTTCTTTACTCAGTACCCGATGTTCTTCTGCCCACTCCGAAACAGTCATAGGCGGTTTAGGTTCCCACATCTGAGCTATCTGTTTAAATAGCGCCTCAGTCTTCTTCGATATCATCCCCATCACCCGCCTTTCGGCTAAATAATGCAGGGTTATACTCAGTCAACCCTTTCAGCACGCTCGCTATCTCACGATCGAGCGCCTTTTCGATTACCGCTGTTGACTCTCCATCCAGCTGTGGGCTAATTCTCGTTGGAATTGCGAGTAATTTCGTCTTAGCAGTGATGATCATATTACCCATAAGGGCTCTCACATCGTCCGAAGAGTGCATATTCCCCTGTAGTTCAGCTAGTTCAAGCGCCGCTTTTTCCGATTTAATACGCTCGTGCTCCGTCTTATGATCGGTATATGTCGGCTTTCCATCGTCTTTAGCGCCACCGGAAATATGTGAAATGTACGCTTGGATCGCTTCAGACAGGATATATTTGCCCCGTCCAGACTGTTTCAAGACCTTTTCAGAAGTTAATTGACGGATCCACCGGGAGGTTTTGCCCACGATGGCAGCCAAATCGCTAGTAGATATTTCCGCTTCTGTTAAATTCACTTTTTCTTTTTTGGCTTCCGCCATCGTATACCCCCCTAGCTTCCGTTTTAAGACAATATAATCCAGACCCTAATTAGGAGTCATATAATGAAGGAAAACACCAACACAAGCCGTACAGACTCCTAAAAAGCGGAAACGGAAGTAAATTTTCAAAATAAGAACTGAACAGAAATCGGGCTCACGCGCACCCTCACCTAATCCAAACCTCTGGAAGTACCTTTTTAGCTATCTTCTGATGTATTTCCGACCCATTCCTCGTTATCAATGCCAAGATCACTCATTAATGATTTAACTAGTAGCGACTGCTGCATTCTAAAGTCCTCCCCACCGTGAAGAATACGCAGTGCTTCGAGCTTATGCTGAATATAGAAGTCCTTCTCAAACAGTCTGTGCTCTACGAGATTCAGTGTATAGGATGTAGGAGTCGCTTCTATAAGTGCCGCTTCTTCTGTATCCCCTACCCTCCCTACGGGCTCTGTGCTCTCTCTTTCATCCTCTTTCCTCTCGATGGTAAGTGGAACTGTAGCCATATCAAATAGTCGCTTTTTTTCCTCAGCGGATAACGTCTGTATGTCGTCCACTTCTATAACCCGTTCGATCTGTTCACACCCAAGATTGAATGTTGTCTTTACTCTGAACATTGCATTCACCCTCTCTTATTCTTTGAAATACAAAAAGACCACTCTTTTATGAGCAGCCTTTATACATGTTTTTATGAGGTTGTATATCCATAAGAATATGTGTCTCTTATATATCTATATATATTACTTTCTTTAATGTTTCTTTTAGTTATCTTAGGGGGAGAACTCTCCCCCACTAATGGTGGAGAATCATACCCCACGGTGGTGGAGAACTCTCCACCAAGGATGTATATGCTTAGTGGTGGACAACTCTCCACCAAGAGCATTCATGATGTATGTATATTATGTATAAGTATTCATGATTGAAGTCAGTTATATCAAAAACCTAAACTCCCAAATCCTACATCGTAAGTGAAATCAAATAAGGAACTTGCATCGTAGAATATCACTTCCTTTTCTTCGAGATTATGCTTAATTCTAGCTTCCTCTAATCTCAATTGACTTTCTGTTTTTCCAGGGCAGTAAACTCCATAAATGACCTTTTTTACTTTTGAATAATTTATCGCTTGGATCATATGCAAATCTGTTTTCTCATCAAGACTATGACCAAAAACAGTTAGGTTACCGGCTGTATGTTTTAACCTTTCATAACAAAAATTTAGATATGTATTAGCTTCGATTGTTTTTTTCTTTAGTGCCCAATCACCTTCAGATACGAATAATGGAGGTAGCCCTTTATCGATGTTTTCTTCTAATGTATTTAATAACCTATCAGTCGATCGTGAATATAATTTTTTAATCCTTCCATTAACGTATAAATGAAGTCCACCATGTAGATAATAGATCATTTTACCTGTATTTTTTGAAAATTTCTCCGCAAAGTATAGATCATTACTAATTCTTTGGTTTTCTTTATAATCATAATTAAATGCATCCCCATACTTTTCGCCTTGCGATTTCTTTTCAGCGTTCGACAATAACATTGTCCAATATGACAATAAATCATAGTTAGTAGTGAAAATATATTCTGATTTGTTAAACAATGATTTTGCAATCTCAAGTTTCGTCTGATTCACTTCATATCTTTCTAAGTGTACCTTCCTCACAGCTTCAATCAATGAAATCTTTATCCTTTCGTAGCTATCCTTATGGTTATGTGAAACTCCATAAAGACTATTAACAATGATCGCATTATTCAGAGCATTTAAGGTAGTTTCAAAGTTACTTGTTTCTAATCTTCCAAATAATTCTTTATCTTCAGATAAAAGATTATCGCATTGATCTAGTAATGATCGGTACAAAAATCTGTCTGAAAACCATATTGAAAAACCATTACCCAGTAAAAGATTTTCTAATAACTTATCAGGTTCGCCCAGTTCCGAGAACTTATTATACATATTTTCCCCTCCCAGCATCAAACTTCGACACTAAGCGACCGATTCCTTTATTTGTAATTAAACTAAAAAAGCACCGATTAGGGTGCCTTTCTCTAACGCCTTATTTAAAAGTTAAATCTTTTTTGTTTATATATACGCCACCTTCTGGCTGGATCAAAAGTGTATCAATCTCTCCACCAACAGTAGCGAATCGTGGTTCAAATCTGAGTTGATCAATAGTTGTTCTTATCAAATGCCTTGAGTAATCAATAGCATCTTGAATATTCATAAAATTAAACGCTGGCATGTATTGCCCACTAGTTAATCGATTAGCTACTTCAACTTCTCCAAACCATGCTAATCCGTAGTCAAGGATCCCTGGGTTTGCTGAATTGAGCCTATTTATTCTTTCGTCTCCTTGAATCGAGTTGAGTTCATATAGAAACGCTTCATTATTATCATATCCCGCAATCATGAAATAAACATTATTTTCCTCAGATAGTTCTTTAAAGTATCTACCTAGCTTTGCTGTTATATCGTAGACAAGAGCGGTGTGCCCTTCTTTAACATTATCCATTTCAAATACTTTTATATAATGTTCTATAGGCATTGAGTTAATATGTGCGCTCCCAGCTGTTACAACTCCAATTCTACCAAATAGTAAAAATACTTTATTTGTAGCATCAGATACAACAAACCCATTACCACTAGTCCTACTGTCCGCAGATAGAATAATGCCTGTTGGGATATAAACTGCATTTACTAATGTCACTTAAAAAAACCTCCTTTTTTTATAACAATTCTACTCAAAAGAGGCTTTTCCCTTTTTCAACTTAATTTTAGCATTATTTTAAATCACATCTTTATATTCAGTGTATGGAAGATATATCTTTTATAGCGGAGAAGAGGATTCGAACCTCCACTATCGGTCGTTTACATCCGAGGTGCTACCGTTACACTAACCCCGCATATCCCCTCACAGACCGCACGAAGACGTTTCGTACAGCCTGTACATGCAGGGAGTATATTTGTCCCATCACTACCTAAAACGCGTGGTACGCGCCCTCAGACGGTGTGACAGGATGCATTATTGATGTAGGCAAGGATTTGCACCTTGCAGTTCTGTGCGTCTACCTATTCCGCCACCACATCTAAGAAAACAAAAAGAACAGCTATCCCGCAAATGATACCCTTGCGACTCTCTGTAGGATTTACGCTCTTGGCTACCTACCGCCGTCAAACAGGTACTGGTTAGTGTCGGGTGCTGCTCTTTCTTGATTTCCTATGCTACTAATATAACACGTAAAATAGGAAATGGTTCACAAGGTTTTCGCATTTTTTGAACAATAATTTCGTATTTTATTATCAAGAATTTATTTTAGGATGATTTTGCACAGGTGGAGTATGATATGACTTTTGCATGGGCTGATTCTGCTGATGCCATCAACTCCTTACAAGCCTCCACAACTTCGTCATTACCTTGCCATTTTTGAATATCTTTTTGAAGTCCTTTAATGTAATCATCTAGTGCTGATTCAAGGGCATACCTTTCTTTAGCGGTGAATTCCATGTTCATTTTCTCCTTTCGAGGGGCCTTAGCCCCGGGTTATTCGATATATCTAAACCTGTTCAATATCTACCCGTTGCAGTTTCTCTATTAAAGCCCGCAGCTCCAGTTCCTTTCTTCCGGTGACGCCATCCTTCATTTGACGTAGTGCAATTTCGATCAAGTATGCATCCCGTGAGTTTAATTTCTCCATTCCCTTATCCCACCTGTGTGTGTCCGCCTGATAGATAGTCAACTTATTGATCAATTCAGTTAACTTCATATTCACAAACTACATCAATATAGTCGTTAAGTCAATTAAAATAATTAACTTCTTGATTATTTACATCCACTTCATTATTATAATTAGCATTAGGAGCGTGATTAGATGATTGAGAACAAATTAAGCGAAGTAATGGGTCGTAAGCGACTAAAGATCTCAGATGTGATAGAAATGACAGGATTGGCTCGCAATACCGTTGCTGAGCTATATCATGGGAGAGCAAAGCGCGTGGATCTGGAGACACTTGATAAGCTATGCAGAGCATTAGAATGTGAAAGCTTAAATGAGATTGTAGAGTTTCGACTGGAGGTAGAGGAAAAGATATGAATAAACGTATCGCGCTGTACATACGTGTCAGTACAGATGAACAAGCTCTGAAAGGAAATTCTTTAAATGAGCAAGAAGAACGTCTCCGTGCTTATTGTCATGCGATGGAGCTAGATGGACAGATTGAGACCTTTATAGACGATGGTTATTCCGCAGGTAGTATGAAAAGACCAGCTCTAACCAGGATGTTAAATATGGCACGAAATAAAGAACTGAGCATGGTTGTTATTACTAAGATTGATCGGCTCTGTCGGAACCTCAAAGACCTTCTCACGCTAGTGGATGAATTGGACGAGATACAATGTGGCTTTGCTTCTGCTGGTGAACGGTTCGATACATCTACCGCTGCAGGACGAATGGTTTTACAAATCCTAGGTGCTTTCGCAGAGTTTGAACGTGGAAGGAACAGAGAACGTGTTAGAGAAAACATGCTATCTATAGTTACCAATACAGATAAGGCGGTTTCTCGCCCTTGCTTTGGTTACAATGTGGTTGACTCTAAGTATGTAATAAATCAAGAAGAAGCTGAGATCGTTCGAAAAATGGTTAATTGGATGCTTCAAGGAGAGGGTGCCCACAAAGTCATGAGAAGAGTAAATGACATGGGGGTGAAGACAAAAGACGGTAAGTCATTCACTCAGCTTTCGGTTGGTAAATTAATGCGGAGAGAAACTATTGCAGGTATGTTTGTTTATAACCGTGGTTATACCCTCCGTGGCAAAAGTTTGATACGTCCCAAAGAAGAGTGGATTGTGATTGAAGATCATCATGAACCGATTATCGATAAGGAGACATTTAAACGCCTACAGATTGCAATTACAGCCAGGAAAACGAGTGGTAAACAGGCTGACAATGAACGTTGGTTACTCACAGGCCTTGTTCAATGTACACATTGTGGTCGTCCGATGTTTGGTAGATATCGCAAGAAGCCTAGTGGGAGAGAATACTTCCATTACGTTTGTTCAAGTTATATGAAAAGAGCCGAGTGTTTCCATCACTTTATTGATAGAGACTTACTTGAGAATACTGTATTTGATTATCTTATGGATGCCAAAAATTATAGTGGTAGATCTGAAGAAATATCAACTAAAGACGCTCAGAGTGAAGTAGATACTTCACAGTTAAAAGCTGGATTGAAAAAACTTGATATAAAAATGCAGAGACAGATTGAACTTTTTGAGGATGCTGACATTACTAAAGAAGACTTTAGAAAAGCGAGAGATCGCATTCAGAGCGAACGGGTAGTGATTGAGGAAAGACTTAATGAAGCAGAAAAGGCAACAAGGACTGCGTTGGAGAATGAATTTATTAAGCGAGTAGGATCAATGAAGAATGAACTAAAATCGAAAGATCGTGGCGAACAAAAAAACGCACTGAGACAACTTGTAATAGCAGTTGAAGTGACTAATGCTACTTTGATTAACGTAGATGTGCGGCTGTAATGCCGTACTATAAAAGGTATTTCTAAAATTACCTTACGCTGTCCCAGGAAAGTAGAACCTTTCACTTTATCCCAATCAAACGCTCCGTCAGCCTTGCGAGCAAACAGGAATGTTCCATCCCTCTGAGTCAGCTGTGCAAAATTAATGACTGGATCATCTGAACCTTGCTGGTACACATAAATGGAGGTTTCAGAACCTACTAGTGCAACATCGATGGCGCCGGATAGAAGAGCAGTCATGGTTTTATCTCCACCAGGTATCGTCTGTAGCTCTACGTCAAGTCCTTCATCTTTAAAGAAATTTTGCGATAAGGCAACATATTCGGGTGCGTAAAAGACAGAACGGGTGACTTCACCTATCTTCACCTTCACCAACTCTGACTTTCCGCCGCAACCGGCAAGCACTGAAAAGCATAAAGTAATGATCATGAGCGACAATGACAGCTTTTTCCTAATTTTCATCCTTCATTCTCCTTTCTTACCGGGTCCTTCGCCCTTGCTTAAAGCATATGCAGATGCCTACTAAAAGGTTAAAACCTCCAATAACATAGGGAAATCCAAGAATAACCATGATATCAGCGATTTTAGTCGGAAAAATGGATAAATATCGATTGATTTGCTGTTTTTGTATCTGTGCAAACGTTTTACCCATGGGGATATCTTCGAGTACTATAGGAAATAAAGCGCTTTCCTTTTCTTGTATAGGAAAATTGCAACAGAAGGGGTTATTTCATATGTATAAAAATGTTAAATTCCAACCCAAAAAAAGCACAATTTACAGCCTGGTGGGAATCAGTCTAACCGCTATTTTATTGTCCGGTTGTTCTGGAAATCAAAGCAATAAGCCATCCATGGCCTCTCCTTCCCCTAAAGCAGACTCCGTTCAAAGCACTTCTACTCCTCAAACTGAAAATCTCATCCCCAAGGTGGACGATCAGCCTTCCTCAGTTTATTACGAATTATTTGTTCGTTCTTTCTATGATTCAGACGGGGATGGCATTGGAGATCTAAAAGGAATCACCAAAAAGCTAGATTACCTAAATGACGGAAACCCTGAGACCAAAAACGATTTGGGGATCGGGGGGATTTGGCTCATGCCCATCAACCCATCGCCTAGCTATCATGGGTATGATGTAACCGACTATCGTACAATTAATCCTGATTATGGGACGATTGAGGATTTTCAAGAGTTGATAACGGAAGCGCATAAACGAGGAATTAAAATAATAATGGATCTGGTCGTGAATCACACTTCCAAAGAACACCCTTGGTTCGTAGATTCGGCTAAAAACACCGACAGCAAATATCGAGATTGGTATGTCTGGGCTGAAGATCAAGGTCGTGCAGCAAATGGCGCCAGCGCAGCTGGCGGTGGCAATGCATGGCATCCATTACTAGGCAGTCATTATCTGGGCGGCTTTTGGGAAGGTATGCCTGATTTGAATTTCGATAATGTTGAAGTTCGTACGAAAATGAAAGACATCGGAAAATTTTGGCTGGAGCAAGGTGTGAATGGATTCCGGTTAGATGCTGCGAAACATATCTACGAAGATCTTTTGAGTGATAAAAACGAGGCTATTACCGCTAAAAATGTAGCCTGGTGGCAGGAGTTCCGCAAAGCCATGAATGAAGTAAATCCAGAAGCATATATAGTTGGTGAGGTATGGGAGAATTCTGCTGTTACCGTCGGAGCTTATCTAGATCAAGCTTTTGACTCAAGCTTTAACTTTGGCTTAGCGGAAACACTAATAAATTCTGTGAAAACTGAAAAAGACAGTGGGACTGCCTTTACGTTGGAACGAACTTATAAATTGTACTCCAAAGTATCCGATAACCATTTTACCGATGCCATTTTCTTGACAAATCATGATCAAAACAGAGTCATGAGTCAATTAAACAACAACCCAAATCATGCTAAAATGGCAGCAGCCCTACTGTTAACTTTGCCTGGAAACCCTTTTATCTATTATGGTGAAGAAATTGGAATGCTTGGTGTGAAGCCAGATGAAGGCATTCGAGAGCCTATGAGATGGATGGCAGGTGATCAAGGGGAGGGGCAGACTACTTGGGAAGTCGGAAGCCATAATGCGGATGCGGTCAACGTTGATGTCGAGAGCCAGCTGAATGACAGCAGCTCACTACTAGAAAGATATCGCGAACTCATTGCGATAAGAAATGAAGTTCCTGCACTCCGGGATGGAGGAATCCGTGACTTTGCTTCTGGCAATATCGGGGTTATGGCTTACGAACGACTAACAACACAGAATCAGGTGCTCGTCGTTCATAACCTTACTGGAGAAGAACAAACCATTGCACTACATCCCAATGCCGAGGGTTTCTCCTACTCCAAGATCCTAAAGACGATTGCTGATCATTCGACCTTGACTTCAGATCAACTCACCCTCCCACCTTATTCAACCGCTATTGTGGAGTAAGAAATGAGGAGGCATGCAACACCCACTTTGTTACTGATCCGCATAATTGAGCTTTTGTAATCGGGAGGGCTATAAGCCAGTCTTTGGTTGGATCACTGCTCATTCTTAACAACCAGCAACTGGAATGATCGCTCATGAAACTTGCTTTTTGGAACCTCCATCCACTGTTACTGGATGTGCAGAGTCGTAATTCTCCTTCTGACATGTAGCACTTCATCACCCGTGCTAGTTGGATGGAATGTACATCATCTCCTGTCTCTGCGGCTAAACAATCCGAGAGCATTTGCAGTGTGGATGAGCATGAGCTTCTTTTCAGCTCCTCAAACTTTCTTTTGGACATTAGTAATGCCGGAATCCCATGATTGTAGAGCTCCTTCGTGTTCACACATTCGAACAACTGAAGACAAAAACTCTCCATTTCACTTTCGCCCTTTAATTCATACGGCAGGGATTCTGGTTTATTATTGCAGATTACTATTATACGATCTTTATTTACTTGCAGACACAGATCCTTTATCTTCTCTTTTTCTTTATATTTTAATCTACAGATCCGTTCAGCGGTGATGCCTTTATGTAACTGATCCTTTATTACTTGACCCTCTGTTTCATCTGGGAATAAAAAATGCGTTAAATCCGCCAATCCATTGTCATTCACATCATTCTATCCTTCCTGTATTACATATATATGTATTTTTATATAACAATCTTTATGTTATCATAAGCTAATTTTAAGGTAAAATTAAGAAACAAAGGGTATTATCATTAACATGAAATACTTTTAGCGAGGTGTCTTCAAA